CACTTTGCAAGTGAATTCAACGTGTGAACTTTCTCCTTGAGGTCGTTCAACAACCCACGCTTTCCAAACATCTTTTTGTCTGCAACTGCACCAACGTACTCGTCTGCAACGTCGACTGCGTTGTCAATGACGTTCTGAACTTTCTGCTGCATGTACTGCGCGAGCTCTTCACGTATCACGCTGCGAAGCTCGTTGATCGTCGTTTTCATGAAATATAATTATTGTCTCATGTCGAAAATGTGCGATCAAAAAGTGAGTTCACAGTTTCAATCGAGATGAACTTTGAAACATTTGATTGGTAATCCTATATTACAATCTCGAAAGTTCATCTTGATGGAAATAAAAAGTTGAATAAATTTACACACTTGTGTTCGCAATTTAAATAACTCACGGGCCCAAGTGAACCCGTGAAGTTTCATACAGATTTTAATTTATGCAACTTTTCTTGGAGCGTATGCAAGTGGGTTCTTCTTTTTATAACTTTTCACATCTTTCATTGTGGGAAAGTCAAACAAATTTTTTGGAACTGTCAACCCAACATAGCCTTCATTCATTGGTTCGTCAATTGTGACGTACTTGCGTACACAATCATTTCCAAGATAAGTTGACATATTCTTTGATGAGTTTCATGCACAATTAATTATTTCAACGTATTCCAATTCACGTTAGAAACCTTCACAAAGTTGCTCACGATCGTTATCGTCTCACCAACCATCTTATAATATTCGTTCGAGCTTTGTAGCACTTTTGCACGAATTGCTTTGTTGATTTTTTTAACACGTGCGACGACCATTGCTCCAACACCCGATTTTTTGCTCGAACTATAAACAATGACATCACCAATTTTGACGTCAAAACCAAACACGTCTTTCGTGGTGATTTCTGACTTTACTTTTTTCCCTGAGTAAAACTCAGCACTAAATAGTCGTAAATCTTCGTTTGCAGCAATGTATGCTATGAAATTTTCCGTACACGCTCCAATGGCTTTTGGTATCATGCGTCGATGTAACCATGAATGTTGTAATGAATTTCTGTCAACAATAATCAACGTACCACATGCACATTTCTCGAAACTCGTTGTCATGACTTCCTTTTCGCTTTCGATTGTTTCAACCACTCGTCTCCTGGCGTGCGCTTCACTTCGACGAGCTCATACTCGACGACGTCATACTGTTCGGGATGATAATCATTCACCTGATTTGTCACGGTGTTTTTCTTTGTGAAGACGTGGCCAACAGACATATCACCGTATCCGGTGCAAACAAATCGAACGTTGTTATTATCTTTGATCTGAATTTTGTAAACGTTCATTTTTCAATCGCTTTCTCTCTGCGAGAACTTCGTCAGGATCACAGCCCAAGTCATGAACTTGCAAAATAACTGTGTTTGGCTCACACCCGTAAGCAAGTTCACTTTCAATTATTTCAATTGTCGCGGGACCACAACACATTGGACACTGATTTTCATTCGCTATTTGTTCAGTCATTTGATACATTATATCATAATCACAATAAAATTACACGTTTACGTCATATAAAGTTATCGATGTCTTTTTCGTATATCCTTCACATAATAAAATTAAACAATTTCATTCTTGTGTATAAGATAATTTCGTCCAAGTTCAACTATTTTCTGATCAACGTCTGCAACGTCACGAAATCTGATAAAACGGGGAAATCTTAACTTGCCGTCCTTCGAAAACAGATGGGTCGTCGCGACGTCGGGTTGTCCATTGCATTCCACGATGCGTCCTATAAACGACTGTGGGTCGAGCATCACGTCCGCTTGTACCTGCGACGTCATTGAGCCGCTGCCTATTCTTGTGATCACGCCTGTTTCGAACAAAACTTCCCACCCACCTATGCCTGTCTCTCTGCTTGTGCCCACGCGTCCCGCGTACACAGACACAATTGTGCCTTCGACGGTTAACACGGGTTTCAGCTTCCTCACCGCATCACTTCTGTCGAAAACATACGGCTCTTTGGGATCCTTTATCATAATTCCCTCGCTGCCGCTCTCTAGCAGCTCCGCATAATAATCCAACAACTCTTTCTCAGAGTTGATTTCTCGTGGAACTACGTACTTCACGTAGCCACTGTCAATCCTTTCGATAGTTTCCTTGACTGCCTTTGTGCGTTCAGAGAAAGGCACGTTGTTTTCCTGCTTCGCCCAGTCTTTGTAAGACATCGTGTCGAACACGTTGTACGTGACTTCAGCATCGTCCTTCTTGTTGACGCTCGACATGATGACGCTCGCCGCGGCGTTCCAATCACCCTCTTTACTACCGAGCATCTCACCGTCGAGCACCACGTCGTCAACGGGAGCGCTTGCGATTGCATCTCGCACCCTTTGACAAGTCACGATTTCTTTTCCGCTCCGACTGTACAACGTAACTTTACCTGCGTGCTTCACTGTGAGACATCGAAGTCCATCTAATTTGCAATCTGCTAAAATCGGGAATGAAATCTTTGAGACAATCTGTAAGCCCTTTTCTTTGTCGAGCTTCACCTGCAACTTCCCTGCCAATGCAACGTTGAAGTGTCGCACGACGCCAGGCCAAATCTTCTCAGAAGTCGACGCCTGAACGCCTACACGTAGGTTGCGAAGTATCATGCGCTGACACCACTTCTGCTGCTTCACGTTCATGTTCACAAATGCATCGGTGACGAGCTTTCGTGCTGCGTTTCCAGTAGCGACACGGGCGTCTAATTTAGATAAAATGTCAGTAAAACATTCAACACATGTATTGTCGTCCAATCGACACGTACCAGGTGGCGGCATCTTGAACTTGCTCACGCCAAAGTTAACGTATGGATCATCTACGAGATAAAATATCGTTCGAAGTAGATCACCAATTTCAGTCTTTGACGCTGATCGAAGAATGTCTTCCTTTGCGTTGCGTCCCTGCGCGTTTTCAAGTTCTTCAAGCCAATCTAAGACTGTTCTTTCCATACAATTATAATAACACACATAAACTAAAACGTACACTAATTTAGTGTGTATTCTGCGGCTTTGCCACACCATGTCGTTTTATGACACACAAATGTTTCACCAGTTTCAACAACACGTTTTACATCATATGTTGAAACTGGTGACGTGTACCACTCATTTTTACCTAAAATTGTGCCATTAGGCGATGGGTTAAGTGCAACAATTATGGGCAACGTTGTTTTATCGTATGTGTATGAACATTCAAACACGTCGTCAACGTAACATTGTAAACGTTTTAGTTCTAATTTCATAAGCTCATATTATAACATTCTCAAAATTATTACACTTTAAACGACAATTGCGTTGCAAAACTACAACGCACTGTCACATTCGTGAATTTGATTAGTTCAATGAATTCTTCTTGCAATCATCGCAAACGCACTCACACTCGTCGCAATCATCGTCTTCGTCGTCATACTCACCGTCGTAGAACGGCGAGAGCATGCGTAGAGCCTTGTGAGCCTCGTCAAGTATCTCATCCTTCTTGATACTAAACATAAACATGAGTTCATCTGTGAATTCTTCTTTTGTGCACTGATTATTTGCAATGCAATCATACAGTTGCTCTGCTAAATCACCGTTCGTAGATACACCGTCGGTAAATTCTTTGATAATCTTCTCAATCGCGCTAAGAACTCGTTCTTCTTTGTTTTCAGTCATAGTTTCACTCACCTTTCACGTAAAAAAATAACACACATGTTGATAACGTTACACTTTTTTCTTTTCAAGAAATTGTTTAAACGTTACACACATTATTAATGCGTCTTGTTTGCTCAAACGTGTTTTAATTTCGTCTCCCGCGTCATTCGTCTGTAATATTTCAATTTCTCCCGTTGCATCGTTCGTGATTAGAGTTATAACGCTACGTGCGACACGATCTTCAAATGATAGTTTTTTGATCCATTTACCGACATAGTCGTTAAGCCGATATAATTTCGCAACATTTTTTGTGATCATATAACCATATAATAATAGTACATTTTTTATTGGTGTTACACATCGTCGCAGTATATAAAGTTTTTAAATTGTGTAATCTTTCTAAGAATGTGATAAATTCATAATATGAAATATACACTCATCGTTGTCGACATGCAACACATGTTTCCCGCGTCGTCAAAGTGCTTGGACGCATGCAAAGACATAGTTCGTGCATTCATAAAAACGAACAATGACATTGTGTTCGTTGAATACGTTGGATGTGGACAAACGATTTCATCGCTCACCCGAGCGGCGCGACTTACACGTAACGCACATTACGTCTATAAAGACAAGTGTGACGGGAGCAAAGAAATCAATGAGTGTGTCACAAAGAACGCACTTTCAACAAATTTTGTAGTGTGTGGCGTCAACACAGGTGCATGTGTGTTAGAAACAGTTGTTGGACTCACTTATTATTCAAACAAACTATACATAGTTGAACCTGGATGTGCTGAACACGCGTTTACATATAAAGTTGATGACATTATAAAAGATGTCAAGGGAACAAACAAAATTTCAAATATGATTGAGCTATACAATCTATTGCGATCTAATCGTTGTAATTCTCAGGAAGCGTGTCTTTAGTCCTATTCATCGTGCCCATGAGCGACGAAATGACGTTATCGTTTGACAAAGAAATCGTTCTCACTTTTTCAATGACTTCTTCCCTGGACATATTTTCAGAGTTTGCAACGTTCACCAAGTGACGCAAACTCGTGTTTATCGACTTTAGTTCGTTAATGCACTGTTGCATGCAACGAACATACAGGCGCTTTCCATATTCATCAACTGCGTTTTTAATCGGATTTTGTTCCAAACACCAACTCGGTAGCTTTTCGTTCAGATTTTGGCTCATCGATAGTAATTTCCTCTTCTAAAACAACTTTACGTTTCTTTTTATTTGTGACTTGAACGTCAGGTTCAATTTTCTTTTCGACAGGTAAACACTTTAAATACGTCACCTCGTCAGGTGCCAAGCAACCCATGCTTTGGCACAAAGCACATAATTCGTCGTACGATTTTATTCCACGATTTAAGATAAAATCGTTTAGTGATATTTTTCGCCGCCGCAGCAAATATGCAAGCGTTATTTTTGGCGTGTTCTTTAAAACGTACTGCATACAATAGATATTGTAAGCTACGAACGTTTAAATGAACTCGCGTACATCAATTCTCCAACACAATCTTGAAATGATGCTGACCTCGAGACGAGCTCGCATTTAGATTGTTTGATGGGTAGTATGTCCTCTCGTATTAGGCGATCTGTTATTTTATTCATTCCTCGAAGGACATAGTTTCTTACAGAAGAGTGATTGAGCGGGTATCCTCGAGACGTCATCGTTGTGGCAATTTTTCGATAGTCAATTTCAACTTGTTTTTCCGTCATGATAACTTTCTTTCTCTAATTGCGTCAAATATTTCTGGGTGCATGATTGGGCGAGTTGGTGACATCACGCGATGATTTTCTCTTAAATCAACACACAATGTGACAATAACTTTCAAGATTATGAGTTCAACGATTAAAATCAGTGCTAATAATGCAGTGCAAATTACAATCAATACAGTCATACTGTTTCTTTTAGTTGGTAGTCATTTTCATCAATATTTTCGTCTATTCCAAATCTTAGTCTAAGAATTGCTGCTTCCTTTGGAGACAGCTCGTTATTGAGCATGTTATCGATAATCTCTAATGCTTGCATGTTCGCAACGTTCTCAAAGGGATCATCGTTACTTAGAACTCGATCTTCAATTGTCTCTTCCTTAGAATAGTCTCCCTTCACCGGAGACTGTAACGATATCGTGCCACGTCCTGAGTGTAAAATTGCGTTTGCAACGACTTTGCTGACGTGACTGTCTGCTATTATTTCTTCCATCGTTGGTTCATGTCCCAATTCGTTGTGCAACTTTTCAGTTGACATTATCAATCGCTTCTGTCCATTGACAGCGTGTGCAGGTAAGCGAACAGTCCTACGTGTCTGTGAAATGAACTGTCCAATTGCCTGTCTGATCCACCATGACGCGTACGTTGAAAACCGAAAACCCTTCGTGTGATCAAACTTGTCTAATGCTTTCATTAATCCAAGATTTCCCTCCTGGATCAGATCCATCATTGAAATTTCATTGTTTCGATTGTACGTCTTTGCTATTGAGACGACAAGTCGTAAATTTTTCTCTATGAGCTCTTTTCTTGCTCGTGGTGATTTTGTTGAATTGTATTGTTTAAATAGTTCTACAAGTTGTTCATGTTTTAATCGAGGAATGCACTGAATGCGTTGAACGTAATTTTTGACTTCAGACTGACGTTTAAAGTTTTCCATGTTGTAATATCATGATAATATCTTTCGCGTGTAATTACACCAGCACGCAATATAATTTTTCAAACAAGATTTACACAATAAGTTAAATTTGCTATAGGGAGTGGCGTGACAGCGAATCGGATTATAACTGCACATGAAGAGTTAGACAACAGCGGCGTTGTCGCGCATTCAAAGCTTGATGAACTTGCGGAAATGCAGCTCGTTGTCACGTCGGGATCGTTTGGTAATTCGCGACAATTGGTGCGTGGCGTTGGTGTAAACATTGTAGACGATGGTGAATTTCTTACTGTTTCTGCGCAAATGTCGTGGATGGAAGTACCTGTCGCAGGAGCAAATAACACGTTTATTTTGCAACATGTTCCTTCACCTGCAATGGCGCTGATGTTTTTTGTAAACGGCGTTCTTCAAACACAAGGTGTTGACAACGATTACACTTTGACAGACAATATTGTAACCATTAAATATAGTTGTAAATCTAACAATATTGTGGCAACTTATCCATGGTGATTACATAGATATTTTTAATGAGGGAGAGTGCACATGACGCGTACATTCATAAGACAAGACGATCAGATATCACAATCAAATTTATATAACGACAACATCGTGCCGTCACTGGCGAACCTTGTGACAGCCGCAACTAACATTCAGGACGATCTAAACTCGTTGCGTTCTGTTACGTCATATCTTAAAGATCAACAGGTCGGTAATTGGTACGACACGCTTGCTGTGCCTTCTACATTTGAGGGTGGTGTTGCACGTGGTGTTGATAACCTAAACCAAGACTTACACGACCTTGAACACAAGCGTATACTTCGTTACGTCGCGGTTTTACCTGATTTAGCAGTTCCCGCAGGAGCAAACTACGTTATAGTTCCCGCAGGTTCTTTACCATCGAACACTGTTGCCGCAATTGACAACGTAACAACGCTTGGTACCGTCGTTGCGCATAGCACCGCTTTTGGTACTGCAACACTTGCGATGGTGACAGGTTCAACTGCAATCGATCCAAAAAACTTGTGTCAAGTAGTTGATTCTGTTACACGACAACCAGTACTTGACGCAAACAATAATGATATTTTTGCTCTTGCGCAGTGTGAAAGCACAGTCGATGGTTCAACAATCAGCGGCGTAACACCAAATAGGGTACAACTTACATTCGTTATAATAGACACATCCGCAGGATCGCATGTCTTGAAATTAGCGCCCATTAGTGCAATCGCTGGTAAATCGGTTGACGTTCAATGGGTTGAACGTGTCGACATGTTGACATTGAGCGAGCAAGACTTCCTACGTGGTGCAATTGTTGACGTTGCCGGCGCAACAACAATCACTCGACAGGTTGCATATGACAACCAAGGAACGACGCCTGTTGATCTAAACACGAACGCAACTCTTGACCTAAATTCTGCGGGTTTATTTTGGGAGGTTCGTGACCTTGCTGAAGCGACATTATTCAGAGTTACAGATGGTTCAACCGGTGGCACGTCAACCGTTACAATAGCAAGCGACGTCGATACGTTGAACGTCAATTCAGTCACGAACAACGTCATCGCAGGGTTACACGTACGCACAGGTGGCGCAAAACCAATCAATGTCGGTGTCACTGACGGCGTGATCAACACGACGGCAGGGAACCTTGAAATTCAAGCTGCGTCAAACTTGTTCTTGGAAGATGCACATCAGGCGGGTTCTTCGTGGACGGTAACGACAGGACTGCAACTGTCGTCTGCAACGAGTGAATGGACCGCGTACAAGGCTGCTTTTGGTGAAGTGTCATTGATGGCGGCACTTGATCAAGCGTTTGCTCACGTAACTCACAACAAATTAACATATGTTGTTCCTGCAAACGTTAGTGCAGGAACTGATGTCACAACGTCGTTCGGTGATCTTAGTCTTGCAAGTGATTTTACTGCAAATTATGATCTATATTTGAACGGAGTTCTGTTACAGGGTAGCAATTCGTCATCGAACATCGATGGCAACGATTATTATCCTGGAAGTAACTTGTCTCTTGGAAAAATCAAGTTTGCGTTCAAACTCAAGGGCACTGGAGCAAACCCTGACGTACTAACAATCGTCAAATACGTCTAAATTAGTTTTAGACAAAAATCAACGAGGTTTCTTTTGAAACCTCGTTTTTGTTTAATTCTAAAATAGAGAAGATATCAAATTCTTTTAATTAGTCTCACGCAGGCGTTGAAAAAATCATTCTCATTGTGAGATGAATATTCAATGACGTTTCCAACAGAAATCTTGTACCCATCTAGCACACCTTCAATTTTTGCGTTCTGAACGACTTTCAACAATGCAAATTCCACTGACAAACGAATTGGTTGTGAATGACGATAATCAGAAAACAATCTGTAAAACGCATCAATTGTTTTTTCCATGAAATCAATATATCATATCTTCAAAGAATTTACACTTTTGTCGCACGTTTAGTTCGCTTCGCAATCGGATTACCTGGGTGCACACCCGCAGTTCTTCCTGCTGGTCGCCTTGTGTCTTCGTCAACGTCATCTGTGGTTTTTTCTACAGATATTTCTTCTACAATTGCATTTTTTAAAGTCACTAACTTTGCTTCTTCTGCGTCTTTCATTCTTTTTACTGTGTCCATCGAGCGCTTATACGCAACTGACATTCCTGCTGCAGCAGTTTGAGAACTTTGTTCTGATAACTGCATGTTCTCAAGAATATTTTGAGCTCGAGCAACGTATTTCACAATTATCGCCTGTACGGCAGTGATTGACGAAAAATCATCAATCTTCATCCGTCCTTCATCAATGTCTTGTTTCAACAAATCGACGAGCGCACCAATCTTTTTGATTGCATCACCCAATACTAATTTTGCACCTTCGTGCATCTTTTCAGCTTTTTCAGCATTATTGAGCATATCTTCAATGTTTGCTCCAATTTCGTTTGCCGTATAAACTTTTACTTCTGAAACAACTTGTGACAATTCGTTCATGAAATATTAATAAGCTAAGACGTTTCATTTGTTCATTCATGAAATATTTTTAAAACATAACATGCCAATTACACCTGATAGATTTCCTGGTGAAAGGGAAGACGAAAGTTTACTCATCGATCCAAGTGTTGGACAACCAACGACACCGGGCGAGGTGTGTTACACGTCTGGAAGTTTCTTGTTTAATGAGAATGGAACGGTGCGTGGGTTAGGTGGATTTGATGCTACGCTACATGACGGGCTCAACACGTTTGTGCACGATCCTGTCGTCAATGTGACTGACGTCTCATATTGTTCGTTTGGAATAAGTTCAATGGACGTTTGGTCAGACGCAACGAGAACTACAAAGCTTCAACATTATGATGTTGCGTACTCTGGAACTTACATCGACGTCATGACTTCAAGTCTTTACACGACAGGTTCACTCGTTGAGCAAATCGTTGACGTGCCAACGTATGATAATAAACATCGCATCACGTCAATTAATAGAAAAAGGGTTGTGTAATGTCATTACAGGTTGTGCAAGTTGTCATCAATGATGCGTCGAACAAGACGATAACAGGTGTGTACGATTTTGATCGTGCATGTGGAGGTGTATTGATACCGCCAAGTGGGCCAACAATGCCTGTGTCTGCATCTGCGGGAGAAGTTTTCTTTAACACGACAAATCTTGCGTTGTACAGACGAAACGATAATAACGTTTCTTGGGATGTTTTGACACAAATTTCTTCGTCATTGACAGCAACAACGCATGAAACTTTGCGCCAGTTCATTCACCTAGCGAATGACGGCCCTTACGATGGGTTTTCAGGATGCGTCATGGACGTTGGACCGACACCATTTCCTACATCAAGTATTTGGTTTGTTGACACAACACGAACAAAAAAAATCATAGAAACTCACATTGTTTACAACGCAAATATGACACCTTCGACGACACAATATAAAATATATGATATTGATGGGGTGACAGTGTTATCGACGTTGACTGACACAATAAGCTATAACGGCATATTTGAAGTCAGTAGAACAAGAACTCTTTCATAGAAAAGGAAACAAAAAACAATGTTAAATGGGCCAGCAGCACTATTAGTAGACGCATCAGGTAATGTAATCAATCAATCAAATCCATTACCTGTCACTTTAGGCAATTCTGTTACTGGAAGTGTTACCGTAACAAACTTTCCTACAGTGCAACAAGTAACTGGATCTGTTGTCGTTATAAACGAGACGACAGGTGTGCAGAAAGTTGCAGGAAATAATTTATCTGGATCAGTTGCTGACCCAACGAACGGTCCATTACTGGTTGCAGGTGTTGATGCAAATGGCATTGTTCGAACAATGTTGGTTGATGCAGGCGGGCGTCAAGTTATTGAATATCAATCGTCATCATCATCTGCGGTGACATCAATTGTGTCAGCGATTACGAACGTAACGTTACTCGCAACGAATAATTCGCGCTTAGGTGGTACAGTATATAATGACAGTACTGCCGCAATGTACCTAAAATTAGGTATAACTGCGACTAACGCTAACTTCACTGTAAAAATTATGCCACAAGGTTATTATGAATTACCTACTGGATATGTTGGACGTGTTGACGCAATTTGGGCGGCAGCAAATGGCAATGCGAGAATAACAGAATTGACGTAGGAACAAATGCCATTATATCCTGCAACAAATAATAATTTTTTGCAGTCAACGAGCGTTACCGTAACGGCAAACACGACGACGACATCTACGACTGCTGTGACACTGATGTCGTCGTCAATCACAACATCTGGTGGTAAATTAATTTTACAGTTCGCTGCGTCATGTTCAAATACGACTGCAAACTCAAACATAATGTTTCAACTTCTTGTTGATAATGTTGTGCAGGAAGCGGCCGCGGTACGTTATGTTAACGCTCCTGCGGTCTCAAGTGCGCTACAAGTTGTTATAACTTCATTAACAGCGGGTGTACACACTGTTTCAATCAATTGGTACGTCAATTCAGGAACAGGACAAATTAGGCCAATCGCGGCACCAACAGCAGAATTTGCAACGTTGATAATAATGGAAGTACTAACATGACGTTATATGCGTACAGCATTTTAGGTGCTTTTCCCAATAAAGTGGTGTGTCCTGACGCTTTACAACAACAAATCAAAGCACACATACAAACGATTGATCACATTGACACGTGTGGTGACGATTGTAACATCTATTTTTCAGACGTCTTGTCTCAATATGATAAGGCAATACTTGATCAAATAATTGTTGTACATCAAGGAACTGAACCAATTTCATACTGTCCAACATGTGGAAAGCCATTGTGACACTTCAACTGCGAACTGTAAATTTTGGACGTAATCGAGCAAACGCAACAGGTTCTGTTGGCGTTGGTTATTTTTTACAAGACACGAACGGCAACGTTGCAACCCAACGAACGACTGACAACGTGTATCAGTCGTTGCCTAACAGTGGAATATATTATGCAAACATCGATTTTCCTGACGCGTTTCGAGGCGCAGTTGTGTGGGATTGTGGAACTACGTTTCAGACAACGTCTTACGCAATTGAAGAATACAACGTTGAAGCGAATGATCCACGTGTTTTACAAACGTTGCAATCACTAACGGGATCTATTCAAACGCTCATCGACGTATCTGTCGGGCGGTGGAAAATTCAAAACAATCAAATGATATTTTTCAGCACTAACGACGACACGCCTATCGCGACGTTTAACTTGTTTGACGATCAAGGTACACCATCGAGCGAAAACGTGTTTGAGCGCAGGAGAGTGTAAGATGGTCGCAAAGCTCATCACGCGTGGATTTGGCAAAAATAGTTCACCCATAACGTCAGGAATGGGGGGATTTTTTGCTGTTATCGCTGAAACAAGTAGACGAGTGATTAGAGCGGGTAGATCCGCAGCAAAACGCACAATTGAAGAAATTACAATTTACATGAAACTTTTACGTGTGAACGGTGAGAAAATTTTGTCAAAAGTAACAAGTCAAACGTTAGCATTCGACGAGCAAAAACGAGTTGCCATCAATCACGTTGAAACAAAGAAAACATTTGACGATGTCAAAGTAAACGTAAAGCGTCATACTTAATAACAATGGAAGATGTTGTCTTTGACATTTCTGAAAAAAATCAGATAGATTTTGCTATTCACGTTGAAGGAGCAAACGCGTCGTCATCGAATGCAAGGTTGGTGTGTGAGTGTGGTGATGTAATGTACGCATTTCCTGGGCGTGCGATAAGTGAGTTAAACGTCGTAAGATTTGACATTCCTGAAATGAATGATCGATTAAAAGCGGGTAAGTACAATTGTAAAGTCGAAGTATTTGTAGAAAATCGTTACTTTACTCCTGCTGAGTTCGTTGCTGAATTCAAGAAAACAGTCAACGTAGTTGCAGAGGCGATCGTAAAACAACCTGTCACAAAAAACGACGTCAACGTGACAGCAAATGTAATCAGAAAAAAGTTAGCAAACATTGACAAAAAGATTTCACGGTAGCAAATCTCTTGTCGACGTCGGTTGCAAACCTGTGCCAATTCGTGCAGCAACGCCTTTTTTACCGTCTGCTGCAGGATGTGTCGTATTTTTGTCTGTCTCACCATCTCTAATAAAACCCAAATACAACAACGCGTCTTCAGGACGCAGTGTATCGTAATCAAATGGTTGTCCTGGAGTATTGGGTTCTGACATTCCTGTGATATCGATGTCGTACGCGTAGGGCGCATTTGTCAAGTCGGTGGGATCACCATAATAACTCGTTTTTACGGGCTCTTCTTCTGACAACGCTTCACGAATGATATTACGAAGATTTTTTATTGACGTTTTCATTCTTCGTCCAAGTCTATGTCAGACGCCATTCCACGTTTATCACCCAATTTTTCAGCGTCATCTTTGCTCACCGGCTCACCGCTGTCAGGCATCCATCGCCCGGGCACCCAAGCTTCTTCGTCGAGCTCGTCGTCTTTTTCAAGAGACGCAGACTTTGGTAATTCATTTGGCAAGTGTCCAAACACGACTTGATCATCGTCCCCATGAGCAATTACTTGTCCTGAGCGCGCAACGAGACTTTCATGAATTATCTTACGTAACGTTTTGATTGTGAGACGCATATGATTAAGTATCATCGGCATACGTGTCAGTGTCGTCTTCGTCCTTTAGATGCCTGAATTTACCTGCTCGTACTACCCACTCTAAATATCCCTTTACGTTCTTGTCACGCGTTGAGATGTATTCATCCCTGTTCAACGTAATTTTTAGTTTCTTTGCGAGCTTTTCGCCCTCTGCCCAGGCGCAAAGTTCTTCGTCTATGACATCTACGCGGTGGGAAAAGTTTTTAGCCTTGTCTGACGTCTTTTTTGCGTTGTAACCACGTCCAAAGCGAGCGTTTGGTTTGCTATCGCCAATCAACATATGACCGGCTTCGTGCAACATCAGGTGAAGCATTTTTTGTGGCAAAAGCCGTGTATTCAATATCATTTCACGTGTTGACTGTTCAAACGTGCCACCAAGTTCTTTGGCATTTAAAATGACTTTGATACCTTTTATGTTACACCAATCAATGACTTCTTTGATACCATCAATCGCAGTTAAATCATTTTTTAGTAAAATTGACGATAAATGATTGTCGTGTTTTTTCGTAAACCTATCAACGTGCCTCTGACGGGCTCGAGAACGCCACAAGTCAACGTTGAACGACGACGGCATGCTTCCAAAACATAATTAGGAAGCAAAATTATTCTATCACTCATTTAATGAAATCCAATGTCGCGAACAATTTTTGTATTCTTCTGACGTAAATTCACGCCAATCGGGCTGACCCGGCCAGGGATCATATCGTTGATAAATCATGTAGAAACCAAGCCAAATGATGTAATCATCACCCAAACTTCTTGGCCACCATGCAAACCGCTTCACTTCACGTGTGTCACCAATCTTTGGTTTCTTGTAACGTCTAAATATCACTTGTGCACCTCTACAATCAAATCACTACACTTTTTCTGTATCTGCCTCGCGAGCTCAATTTTCTTTGTACCCGATTGCATCAACTTTGCCCACTGTGAAACACGCAGTTCACCAGGAAGTTCTTTGACGAACGTATAAAGGTTTTCTAATTGTAATTCTGAAAGATCTTTTGCGTCCATCGTGAGAAGGTAATGTGTGATGCGCTCAATGCACACGTTGTGTTGTTCTTGACCAAGCTTCTTGAACTTCTTACGCAGCTTTTCGTAATCTTTTGCGCAAATGATGTCCTCACCGGTGAGGCGATTGTCTGTTTTCTTTGCAAAAGCCTGGAACGCGATTGTTGCTTCGACTCCTATGAAACCCAAACACATGTGATAAAAGACGTCGCTCTCAGGCGTGTCGATCAACTTCGCATTCTTGAGAGCATTGTCGAGCTTCTTCCAGGACCTACGAGAGACAGTCACTTTGTCCTGTTCAACGTTCTTCTCGGGATCAAGGAATTTTGCGTTGCACTGAATGAACTCAATCGTTGTTTCACTGACGTCACCGCCGAATGCATCTGTACGACGTGCCCAGGTGATCCAATCGTCAACTGTGGGATTTAGGTCAACCACCCAAAACCTATCGAGGAGCGCAGGATCAATTTCGTTCACTGTGTACTGTGTGTCTGCATTGATAGCAACGTAAACTCGAGTTCCAGGATGTAGTTTATTTCCATTCAACCCACGATCAAGTGCGAGCTCAAAAACGCTTTGCATGACCTCAATTGTCGCTCGATTGAGCTCATCGAAAAATAATAGCTTTGGTGCTTCACATGCGCTGATCAACCAATCGAGTGGTAGAAACCTTGTCGTCTGCCCATTTCTATCGGGCATGCCGATGATGTCACCTTCAGTTTTTTGTGCAAGGCGCTGGTCGATGACGTCTTCTTTTTTGAAACCCATTTCATGGGCAAGCATTCGAACGACGTCCGACTTCCCAATTCCGTGATTTCCTCTGACCATCACACTTTGTTCAATGGGAAGCAATTTTGCTACTTCAACGAATGATTTGATACTCATCTGTGTCATAGTGTTGTTTTAGTATATCACTTTTGTTGATTATTTACACATCTTCAAGTTTTTCTTGTCGTTTTTGTCCCACTTGTACCCACCGCCCATCACACCTGGGCCTCCACCAAACGAAAACCCACTCGGCCCTTCACGTCCTGAACCCATTCCTGATCCACCGCCACCTGAACCTGCGAATGGGTGTGTACCGTGTGAACCGCTACGTGCACCACGTGTGAACCTTGGTGACTCTCGTGGAATGAACTTCAATCCAAGTGATACAAGTTCATTCTTTATTGTTTTCACTAAAGCAGTAGGCGGGAGAGCGTTCTTGATCTTTCTTTGCGAATAATCAACGTTGTGTGCGAGCGCTTGAAGTTCAACAGTTGTGAACGAAAATTCGTCATTGTCGACCTTATATTGGATGAATTCTTCAACTGACGATAACTCATCTAAATCTTTGAATTCTTTCACGCTTTTTTCAAAAAGCTTTTCAACAACATTTGTAAATTCTTTTATGGTTGAATTGTGTTTGATACGTTTTTCGTACTTTGCCGCTAAAGCTTCTGCTTTGGGAGAAGTTTCAGCCCACGACGTGAAGACATCAGCAAAGTCTTTGTCATTAATGACTTCATCATCACACACTTTTGCGAACGGTTCAATGATTGAAGCACCTATCACGCGTGCAGTGTCGTACACCGTAGCTGTTTCATCCACATATGCACTGACGTCAACGTACGCAGTTTCAGCAACCCACCCACCAAGCGAACCATCGGGATTAATGTGACGATGTGCAGGAACTTCGTCTTGGTCGAGACAAAATTTGAATTGACCAAAGACGCGTTGATTTTTATCACCGTCGTTTAGGTAATCAAACACATGCGTTTGTCTATGCATATAGACATATTACCACAGTTTATCTAACGTTTAATCCAATTTTCTGCTGCACAAATTAATTTTTCGTGCGCATTCACAAGCACATTTTTCCAAGGTTCATTGTGAAGCGGTTTCAACTTCATGTCAACAGTCAAAAAATGCCATCGTTTTGGCCGGCCAAGCATGAGCAAATTTGGGTTCAAAGTCAAATAGTCATCCCCTCGTGGGATGACTATTCTTGTCAATTCGAACATAAACCATGAAATCATAATATCACAAAAATGTAAAAAAGACACATTTGTGTTATATTTGTCACATGGTGAAAGTACGCCTCACAAAGTCACACTTCATTTGTTACGCAATTTCACAACATGGTCCATTGACGGCTGAAGAGTGTTTGTACCACGCACACATATTACAACATGGGTCGTTGGTGGGTTACATGTCGTCTTCGAACTACGAATATTTTTTGAACAGTGGATTTTTGCGACAAACGCTCATTGAAAGCAAAGGAAAAGTCCAACGTGGCTTCACGAAAACCGGTCGCAAACAAATGCGACAAACGTTCGTGAACACGCAAGTTGGTGAAAAGTGGGCAAAAGAAGTAACAATGTGCTTTGAACGTGCAAGGGAACACATAAATCCAGATGGTTCAATTGGCATGACAAATTTAGAAAAATTAGATCCAACAATATTTGCAAACAGGAGCATTTTTTATATTGACGACGACAATTACGTTCCTGTGAATTGTAAAAAATCAAAAAACGTGGTATAATAATTGTATGTACGAAAGCGTTGAGACAGAGTTCAACCTCGACAAACACCTCGTGAATTTGCTACGACACGTACCATTTTACGCAGAGATTTCGCGTAACATTCACAAGATACCGTGTGAAACAATTGAAACTGCAGGTGTATTGTATAACAAAGAATTAGATGAACTACAATTGTTGTGGTCGCCAACGTTCTTTAAAGCGCTTCAGCCTCAAGAAATCATGGGCGTCATCGTTCACGAATTCTATCACATCATAAATGAACACATCTTCACTCGTATGCCTGACAAAAAGTGGCACATCATTTGGAATTATGCGACTGATTTGGCTGTCAATTCGATAATTAAGACGACAAACGACAAAAACATACAATTACCAAAAAGTGCACTAATTCCTGGTGCAACGATTGCAGGTGATCCTGCGCTTGTTGAGCTTGTGAAGAAATTCCCACCGCTTCAAGCAAGCGAATGGTACTTCGAAAGATTAAAAAAAGAAATCGAAGATTGTTCTGACAACGATGCGTGTGATGGTGATGGCAACGTAAAAGGAAGCAAACCAGGTCCGGGCGCGCCCGGAAAGAACGGTCTCAAGGGAAAAAAAGGTTCAGGATCTGATTGTGACGAAAATGGTAATGGTGGTTCTTCTGACGATCAATCAGGAAGCAAAAATGCATCACAAAAAGGTTTACTTGGAAAACAGCTCGACAATCATTCTGGGTGGCAGGATGGTAACTCGGATGATGGTTCAGACGATAGGACAAAAGCAAAAGTAAAGTCGATCGTTGAAAAAGCAATTCAACACGCAGACCAAACGACAAACGGGTGGGGGAACATACCTGCTTCAGTTCGAGACGAAATTCGTCAAAGAGTGTCTCGAACAATCGATTGGAGAAAAGCTCTAAAACAATTTGTTGGATCACTCGCAACCGGTGGGCGCAGTTCAACTATCAAAAAACTAAATCGTAAACAACCATACGATCATCCAGGCGTCAAAAGAAATCGCACTGCAAAGTTGTTAGTCGCAGTCGACCAAAGTGGAAGCGTTGACGATGATTTGTTGTCATATTTCATTGCAGAAATATTGAGCTTGACGCGCAAAGTCGAAGTTGACTATGTTCCATTTGACTGTGCTTTGGACAGAAAACAAATCATCACCCTTCGAAAGTGTGCAAAAGTAAAGTTGAAGCGCGTGAAGACGGGTGGCACGAGCTTTGACGCACCCACAGAATTGTTCAATGATCCAAAAAATCGTGGAAGGTGGGACGCCTTGATGATTGTTACAGATGGTGGCGCGCCCAAGCCAAAATCGTGTCGCAAAAAACGAGCGTGGGTTTTGATGACAGGTGACAAACTTGCATTCGACTCGAATGAAACAAAAATCTTCATCAAGAAGTGTAAATGACGTATGTAAGTGATAGCCTGAAAAACAGGAGATAAATTATGCTGGTGTATGGCACAAAAAGCACAAAAGAAATAAATGAAATTGACACTCGAAATCTTGAAAATAAGCTCACAAGTAACGATTTCGCCGCACTTTCATTACTTGGAATTGGTTTTGGGTTTTTAGTTTGTGCAGTTTTACTTTTTACTCGTGTGGTTTTAGGAGCATTTTAAATGTCAAATTTAGTAATCGATTTTCAAAATCCCGGGCCAACAAAAGACGCGCTGATCAAGAACACATGTGATCTGATCAAGAAAAACCCATTTTGCACGGTGTCTGAAGCACAGAAGTTCATTTGTGCACTTGATGTAGCTTTTCACGACATTGACAATCAGGTGAAGGCACACAATGATGCAAAGCGTGACATCACAAATGATGAGCGAAAAATGCCGTGTGACGGAAAGTCAAAGTAACATGAAAATTTCATTAGACGTAATTGCAAATGAATACACATATGAAAAAATGAATGAAATATGTGATGCGCTTCGTTGGCGTTTGCAACGTATCACCGCCGCACCGAGTGAAAAAGTATTAACACGTGTTAATATCAACGGAAATATGGTGTACATTGTTGGACATGGTGATTGTTTGGCGCCAAATGCTGAATGGCGACCAGTAATTGAATTGGACGAAGTTTGATGTCAAATATAAACTTTCTTAGCGGTGTGCGTGTTTACCTAAGCGGTCCCATGGATTTTGTTGCTTCGCGTGAAGAAGAGGCAGAAAACGGGTGGCGAACACGCATGGGGGACTTTCTGAAGGCACAGGGGTGTGTTGTGTTTGACCCGTGGAAAAAGCCGTCATTGCGTGGATTTTTAGGTTATGGGAAAGAAGGTGTTAACACAACGTGCGATCTAAGTCGTTGGACGTTTGAAGATACACAGGCGGGTGCAGAAGTTCGTGGTGAACTTGTGTTGAAGTATAGAGAAACAATGCATGTCGACCTACGTATGGTTGACACATGTGACATTGTGATAGCTCGATGCCCGACAAATATCTACAGCGTTGGTACTCCTCATGAAATATCGCTCGCAAGGCAACAGCGAAAGCCAGTGTTGTTCGTTAGCCCACCAGTTGAGTACACGGCATATGAAGAACTAAAAGACTACGTTAAGGACGACGAAAAAGGCAGCGAATTGCTTCAACGCTTTGTGAAAGAAATTCCTTTAAAAGTTAATCCACATGGCATTCCTTCATTGTGGTACATACCGCTTGTGGGCGGAGAGAATTTCTTTGATGGATTTGGATTTAGTGAGTTCAAATCACAATTCGCGTGGAAAGACAACGTAGAAGACTATAGAGAGGCAAAATTACCACCCACTCGCCCACTGTTACCTTTTTTGATATCACTAAGACACACGCTTCCCAAAAAATGGAACTCCAAATGTAAACAATACGTGTGTAATGATGACTTTTTATTGTGGCAAAAGTCTAAAATGTGATGTATATTTACGTTCTCTTTAACAAGAAAGGTTATCCCCTCGTGGGATGACATGAATTGTTGTACAAGTTAAACAAGATTGATTAATCTTAAACAAATGATCCTAACGTTTAAAGTCAAACACAAGTTGCAACTTGATCATTCTCTTTTTGAAAATGCAGTCAAGGTTGCACAGTTTGCTATTGAACACGGTTCTTGTTCAACAAAGTCTGTCAAGCAATTTGGATTAAAATCTGAGATTGCAAATCAAATCATCAGAAAGTATGGAAAAAGTAAAACGATCAAGAAAGTTAATCCAAAGAAAGTCAAATTAACCCTTCCTGGACAGAATGTCAAAGTTGATCTCAAGAACAAAACAATTCGACTTCCTTGTCTTAAAAGTTCTTTCAATTTTTGGTTTCGCACAGACTTCACAAAGGTAAATCAGATTGAACTTGACAAAGTTTGGGCATACGTTCAAGTCACAATTCCTGATGTTGAAGTGATGAAGTCACAGAATTTCGTTGGTATTGATTTAAACTCGACTTCACATTCAATTGTTGTTGCAAATCCTTCAACGGGCAAAGTCAATCAAAGACAACTCTTGATCCTTATCCCGTCGTGGGATAAGAAATTCAGATACGTTAGTGTTACATTCGAAAATAGGAGCAAATCATATGTCAGACAATATCACCGCAGTGCCTTTCACACGAAACCCAGTCGTAATGTGTAAAAAGATGCCACCTGCACCCAAAAACGATTGGATACAAAAATTATCAAAAACTGATGCACACACAAAAGAGTGTCAACTTTACAAATCAGAGGCTTCGACTGAAGCTGAACAGCCAACGACTAACGATCAGTCGTGACATTGTCAATGTAGGGAATTGACGACGTGCACTCAAGCGATAAATTTTGACTATTTGTCAATTCAGGTTGCGTCAATTTTCCACTACTGTCAATGAATTTTACAGTTACGCAGCCTTGACTCGTTGTTGAATTTGCCTCATTATATAAGCGACCGTAAACGCGTTGTTCATACACATCTCTAATAAATCCGTAATGCGTTCTTGAGCAATATTGCTTTGTGTATTCAGGTAACACGTTGTGTACACCGTATTTTGACCCGCGTATTACGGGTGATACAAAAACTACGCCAAATGTATTAAATCTAAAACTTGAAAAGTGATTTGTTCCTTCAGTTCGTTCTCCGCTTATTTTACACGTATTTACATCACCAAATCCATATAGAATTTTTGCATAATCATTTTGTGTAGGATAAATTTGATTAGACGTAGTGTTTCCAAAAAAATCTTCAACCAATATTAACGTGCCTGGTGTGATGTACGTCGCGTCTGACGTACCATTTTCTCGGATAAAAAATCCGTTTACGTTTGTTTCTGGTATTGATAGGAATGTTGTTCCGGACAATACAGTAGAAACTGTAAATCCGCTTGATATATTTTGTAATCGTTTTGCAGTTGAGTAGTGTTGTTCATAAGGAAATGACTTAGTCCATCTATAATCAAGCACAGGAACTACAGATGCACCGATGTCAAACGTTGCAAGATTAACACCATTTTGTGTGTATAATGCACCGCCGTTTAATTTTAAACACTTTGAGAAATCAGGTAATAATGTATCATAAAATCTTTCGTTATAATCTGGTATGACGAACATTCTTGAAACGTTTTTTGGTGTACGTTCAAAAAGTGGTTGCATGTTAAAAGATTTTGAATTTGTGTCAGAATTATGTTGATTTTCAGAATTATATATTGATGTTTCGACCGTTCTGTTTCCGAAAATAAATTGTGAAGATTTATCAAAAGACTGTGCACGTTGAATTATGCTGCCTGTTATGTATCGATCAGTAATTGTTCCCACATATTCGTCTCTGTTCATTGTTTCAAATTGATCAACGGTGGGATCATTACAAATGATATCGTTTATGATGGGTGATGAATAATTTTCAATTTTATGAAATTCTTTATCATTTTTTATATATGACCCATATAACGTTATATTGATTGTTCCGCTAATCAATTGCACGTCATCAAATCTATTTGCTATGTTACTTGTTACGAACGAGCTACCGCTAACAGCGCTTCCAGACGCGTACCACCATAAATTTCCATAAAATTTTGGACGTGTTTTTGACACGCTAAAAATCAACTTGTCACCCGGATACAAAAGATATGGACTTTGCACTGTTTTTGTAATAGGTACGTTTGCTGACAACAAAAATGCTTTTCCATTATTAATGACACCTTGTTGTTGAGTAGTTGGTGCTGGCAAATAAAATGGGTTTTTAATGTTTGCAAGTTGTATGTCTGATGTTCCAAACTCGTTTCCAAAAACTGATCGTCCTGATTGCTCAATTCCTGTTGCAGCCCTACCAAATGGTGAAATTGAATAAATTCTCGTTTGATCATTAGATGGTAACGTAGAAGATGATAATATAGATGAAACCGTGTTTCTATTTTGTGCATCCAACGATGCATCTGATAATATCCACGACACGTTTGCGACGATACCATTTGTGATAGCTGCTTCACAATTTATGTGTGCAGAACCAGTGAAAGCTGCAAAATTGTTTGGCGAAATGATTGCTGCCGGATTTGATGAATACGCTAAAAACCCTTCGGGACGAATATTAAATTGTTCATTTGGTGATAAATTTGTAAGTCCTGGATCGCTTGAAAAGACTAATTCGGACGTATTGTCGCCAATTGGTATTATTGATCCTGTACAAATTAGTTCTCTACGCGTCGTATTGTTTAACTTTATTTGGTTAAACAATGCACATGTCAGCGCTGGACCGACAAAATCTACAAACGATACAAACATTTGATTTCCATTGTTGTTTAATTCGTCCGCAGGCGTGAACGTTGTAGTTCTTTGTTTGAACCAACTATCACCCATCGCGCAGGGCAACGTAATGGTCGCGTGTTCTAAAACGAACGGCGTGTCAATGTTTAGTTCGATCGTTTCATCAATTGCTTCATAATCAGGATTAATTTGAACGCTTTTTTGATATTTTTTTCCAATTGCTTTTGTAAAATTTTCCTGTGTATAACGTTCACCAACTAATGTATCTGTTTGCGTTTCAAGATATGGCCACCAAGGATCAATCTTAAACGTTCTGTCACTTCCCGATGAAATCAAGTTTGATATAGGACCAAACCCACGAAAGTCTTCTGAAACATAAGACGAAGCCTGTTGAAATATGTCATACGAAGCAGGTCCAGCGAGATCTCCAGCGGCATTTTCGGGAATGTTCCAACATTTTATTGCACTATTATAGTAATAGATACTACTTGTGAGTGGCACCATTCGTGTGTTATAATTTACGGGCAACGCTATATCAATTCGAGTTTTGTTTTCATTTGATTGTTTTAACGAATATCCAAACAAATCAATAGATGAACCGCTACTATGAAGAATTGTTCTGTCATTAAACGGTGAAATTGTTGTTTCAATTTCTGATAACAAAAATTGTTCACTTGCATTACGTGAAATGCTACTTGACACTAAGAAATTCGATGAAAACAAATTTTGTTCATTTACGTTTGTTTCTATATGCGCATTAAAATTTCGTTGCAATGTCGTTGGATAATTTACAACTGCGTCAAATCCAAACGTAGTAGACGTTCTATCATCAAAAAACAATTTTTTATTTGTTTGTGCGTCAATATTTGATATGTCTTTTCGTGGCAGTACTTTACGTCTTAATAATGGTGGTTGAAACGTAAATGTTGCACCCAAATTATCTTGTGTTGGCCAATTGAAAAAATCAACAGGAGTTGAAATATTTAAATCTTGATAAACAGATAAAGGTCTTAAACTAGACGCGTAATTTGTTCCGTTTATTGGATCTGCAAACGTTGTGTTGTATTTTGCGCCGCCGTTAACGTTTAACGAACGATTAGTTGCTTGTAATTCCGAAGCAAAATCACGAAAAATTTTATCTGATAAAAATATCCCAATTGTTCCAATTTCGTTTACGTTTATTCCATTGATTATTTTAATGGGAGTGTAATTGAATTCTATTTTGCCATTTTCGTATAAAATGATTTCATATGTCAATCGTCCTGACGCACTATTTGTCGCGGAACTTATATTGTTCCAACGAACTATTAACGCGTTACCGTATTTTGTATATGACGTATTACATTTACTGCACGCGTATGACACGGGATCGTATACTGTGCTTAGTGGTACGTCAATTCCGTTGACAGTATTATAATTCGACGCGTTGTTTGTAAGTGCAACTTGTATCTCTGCAGCGTCACCAGATAAAGTACCTGCCAACCATGGTGCAAGTATCACGTGATCATGTGTAAACGTTGAGCGCATGTGTGTATTATCACCAGAAGATATCGTAAAAATATCCAACGCATTGAACGTATTCACGAGTGGATCCAACAAAACAAAGTATCCATTTACACACACAGCAAATTTTGTATAAATTTTATTGTTGAACGAAAAATTAAATCCAATATCAAGTGGTAGTGAACACGCATCGTATGTCGCAGAACTAAGTCCTGGACCACCTGATATTTGTGTAAATTTGTTTTGTGGCGTGTTTGACATTCCAACGTGCTCACCACGCGATAATGTCAAGACATAATCGTCAAAATTACGCTGTGGAGGAATTCTTTTTGATGTGGGTGAAGTCATTTAGTATCCCATTCCTCCAAACACGAGTGAGTCTGTGCCTGCTGGACAGTTTTCGTATGTAAATCCCGTTGACATAGAATATTCACCAGGATTTATGTAATTTTCTGTTGATCCAGTCATTAAACTAACTGCTTCGATCATGTCTGTTTCCAATGAATTATCTGTTCCAAAATTTAATAATAACCTATCGTCAACAAAAGGTTTGATTGTATCATCATTCGTAAAATACCCGACTGTTTTCATTATTGAGCGTTGACGTTGAACTTTTGCGTCATCAAATGGAACGAACGTAGAAATTAATTTATCAATCGATACCAACGTGTCAGATTTTTTTTCACTATCAATGTTTCCTGTTCCTACGCTACCATTACAGCTATGTATGTCACCTAACGCGTCAGACGTTAAATATATTGCACGTGCTCGAATGCTAAGCGGTTCGAGCACGCCATCGAACGTAATTTCTCTAACTGCAACGTAATCAACGCTATCATATAGAATTGGAAACGTCGTGATGTGTACCGGTGGACCAAGTGATACTTTTGATAATGATGAAATAACGATGTTCTCATTCTCAAAATCAATTATTTGATCTGCTTCAACAAAAACGTCATCATCAACTATTTTTTCTCTGACGTTTGAAAAATCAGATTTTAGCATCTGTATCGCATCAGAATATGATCGATCAACAAATACGACATTATCATATCTCGTGGTTTCTTCGCCATAGTCGAGTTTTAGTGATACGCTGTTTTGTTCACCTGACCAAATTTTCACAAGTCCGGCGTCAAAATATTTTTGCTGCGTGATTTCCACGCCTTGTCGTGCAAAGTCAATTGTACTCGTATCGATTTGCGTCACAAATATAAATAGTTCACATTCAATATTTCGATAATATACCCGCCACTTGTTGAAGTAGAATACTTGTTGCTATGTCGGCCCGTGTCTGTTCGCTCAAGTATTGATCTGTGAATTGATACTGTAACTTGTGTCGTTCAAGCATGTGTGACTCGACGACAAAGTTTGTGCCGTTAAATTTTACCTTTCGCGGTATTAGTTGATCAATTACATTACTGATTGATGTATCAAACCATCGAAAATATTCAAAAAATGCGCCAAAATCAAGTTTAGATTGTAAACGATTGAAATATGTGTTTGTGATTGCGGACAATTTGGGATAATCTGAAGAAAACATTACCTCAGGTGCACCCATTGCGTCTCCCATTGCATCTAATGACGAGAATATCGTCACAATATCACGATTGAGCGCGTCGACTAACGAAAATTCTACGCTAAACCTAACATCATCTGTTGGTTGTTCATTCTTTGCTATTTCATAAACTGGTGCAACTGCTGCCCATGGAACAGAATTTACGAGATCTAAATCGTTATATCCTCTGACGCGAATTTTATTGTCACACACCGCTTCGTCAAAGTACGGTGAAAGCATGCTATAATCAAATATTTCTCCAACAACGGCTCTGCTTGAAACAGGAAATAACGTTCCAGACATGTGCATTTTATTTAGACTAAAATCTAAGAAATTTATGTTTCCTTTCGTGTCAGTGTCACGAATTTCTTGTTTTGATAACGTGTCAATGCGTAGTTTTTCAAAAGATCCTGGATCGGCTTTATTAAAGTTATAATTTATTGCTGGATCATCGACACCCACAGATTTTACGTTTCTTACGTGTTCTTTCCACTCGCGTATTGTTATTGCTTTTGTCCAAAATCTTACGTTTGACATTTGACCAGAAAATTTTGAAGTTCTTGCTTGTGGAGTTATTGATGCGTCTTCAAGATATATTGTACCCGGGTACATGTCTTTGTTGCCCAGCACAATGAACGAACCTGATCCATTAAAATCAGTCACGCTTCTAAATGCATTTGTCGCGACTAAATCGTCGTCAATGACCTGTTGGCTGCTATCTAAAATTATGTTTACGTCTAAATCGTCTGTGATGTCAGTTTCAATTCCAAAATCTGTTACATTAAAAATTGACGATATTGATGCGGCGTAATCAATTTCTCCGGCGTTTTGTTTACCAATTCGTAAAAAGTATGAAGATGACGTAGGTATTGGTGGTGAGTGTAAATCTCCACGCTGTAGTCCAAAACTTATGTTCCACGCATCACTATCAAAAATGCTTTGCGTAAGCATTGGCAGTGTCATGACTAAAGTTTCTGTGTTCTGACACGGCCTCGCGTACAGCGTAATGTTTGAATTTGAACCTGATGTCGCGACAATGTTTACAATTGTTCCAATATTATTGATGTTTGTAATAGAAGAACCTGTTACACAAAGTCTTGCGATACTTTGTGATACGTATGATATATTTGGCAAAAATTTGACAAGCATTTCACACGTCCATGATCCTGACGTCAATAAATTATCAGATACGTTTGTTGTTCCCGTAACGTTTCCAAACGAATTCGTCACAAACGTTCCTACGGGATATGGTATGCCGGGTTCAACGCGTGGTTCAACAAGATAATTGGACGTCACGATTGATGACGTTGAAAATTGCACAAACGTGCCGACAGTTCTTTTTGCTTCTCTTGATTGTTCAAGCGTTCGATTTGTTGGTCCACCATATTCACGTATGCGCATGCTGTTGTCGGGATCAATTCCCATCGCACGTAAAAATGACTTTACGCTGTTCAATGTACCCTTTGATTTAAGAACATCAGGCAAATTTATCACTATTCGTTTTAACAGTTCATGTTGAACAGTTTTTAGTGACGTTTCAAACGTGCCGTACGTGTCAATGTCAATATTTTCTGCTCTAATGTATTGTTCTATTGACGCGTCATTAAATAGAGGTGGGAGATAAATTCCGCTTTGTTGTAACAAATCCAACATAAAATTATTTGGAACATTGTCGTAATCATCATAAGATACTGTTTTAAGATTTCGAAATTGATCAATGTATAACTTAATTTCATCAAAAAATTTCGCCCATATGTATAACAATGACAACATTATTTGTACGGTACTCTTTTCGCCATCTCCCGGAATTCCAATGCCTGACGATTTTTGTATTTCAGTCGTAGAATTAAATCCGCCTTGATCGCTGCCTTCAAGAAGATAATGTTGTGGTATTAGTTTTGTAATTAAATTGGGATTTTCAGCATCATACAGTGATGCACTTGCAAGTAGTTCATTGTTTAAATCAATTGTCGGTTGATACGCTGGAAAAAGCACGGGTAACGTTTCAATCTTTTCGTAGATCAAATTGCTTGCTTTATCTAACGATGCGTCTAATCTTAGCGATGACGTAAAGTTAGTTATTAATGCATGTAAAGAATTTCCGCTACTATCTATCACTATTCCATTCACCGGATCGTCGATTGTTGACATGATTGGCGGTGGCGGTTCATTGAAACGATAATACAATTTTAGATCAGAAGTAGAAAATATTGATTTTTTTGCAAAATTTGCTTGTTGATTTAATGATCTAACTGAATGAAATACGCGAAATTCATCAAGTACACCACTCAACATTTGAGATTGTGTAATCACACCTGTTGATAAGTTTATCGTTCCAGATACATTAGGAACGCCTATAAAAAAGCTTGCTGCATCATTGTTTAGATCATTTATGATTGTTGATGTTTTTGATTTAGACACCGATTGTTCGTTGACAAATGCTTCAAGATAGTTCACAGAATTCTCTCTGTTTATTTGCACACAAATGTGATTGAACACTCCTTTTGATATTTCAAATGGTACAGTGATGTCACCAAACCCTTGAGATACAACGCTAAACCTTGCTTCAACTACGTCTGTTGAACTTGGCATCAAGTATAATGCTATTCCTTCAGAGCTTCCTGACATTTTTTGAAACACAAATTGTGTAGAATTATTTGTCACCGGTAGAAAAAGTTGCATTTCTGCACTAAATGACGTGCCATGTGGATTTAAGATTGGATCACCTGATCGATTTTTTGATATGTCAGGGTAAAGTCCACCTGCAACGTCTTTAACTTCAATAAATGAACCAGAAAATAGTAGTTCTCCTTTGTACGTTGGAAACTTTTTAGTCAAAACCCAATTTTCAAATCCTGTTAATTTTTCTAAAAATGCTTCAACCTCTTGTCTCGTTCCATCAAATGGATAACCGTTTATTATTTGATCAAACGTAAAATTTATCTTCGATTCCGCAGAAGAAAAGAACGTGTGATTTTCAAATTTTGACCAATCGACTTTTAGTTGTTGCGTTGATTTAAGCGCAGCAGACGTTATGTCGTACATGAACGATGACGTACTTTGAATGTTTGTGTCTGCAACGTCCGCAAACGTAAGTTGCACAGGACGACTTCCTGACAATGCCGACCGCACAAATGACGGAATGTTTAATTGTGATTGAGCCACAAAATATAACTATGACGTTTACGCAGAAAGCACTCTAAACGCCTGACTTGCATCTTTATACACCCTTTGCACGCCATTTGTTTTAATCAATATATCAATTGCATACGTGTGTTCAGGTACCAAATTTGACATGTCAAGTTCAAAAAACATTCCTGATGTATCGCTTGAAACACGCGTTGAATTGTACTTCGTGTCAAATGGAATTTTGACATCGTTCGTTTCAACGTCACGAACTTGATAATGTACGTCACGTACAACAATTCCAGGTAATTCAACGGGAACTTTAACGACTGTTATTAATGGTGATGAATAATCAAAAATGTTTACGCGTAACGTTGTCGTTTCACAAATTGAATAATCATCAGACACTCCTAACACGTTGACGACGTATTTTTTTGTGCCTAATTGACTTGACGTGCGTTGAGGTGGATAAAACGTAACAACGCTTCCTGTTGCATATCCAATTGAGTTGTCAAGTGAGCTCCAAATTGGTGTAAACGTTAGTGATCCACTGTTTATGAGCTCTTTTGTGATTTGTTGCGTTGATTGTATAGTGAACGACGAAGAATACACGCCTACGACTGAATTAATTCCTGAATAGTGCTGTGACACAAAATAGGGCAACACAATGCTTCCACCTGACACTGGCATTTCTAATCGTAGTTTTAAACTGTTTGTCCCTATAACTGCGTTACTTGCAGACAATATGTTTGATAATCCACTCCCAACATAATTGTACAAAAACAACGTTGTTGGTGTGTCTATATGCGCAGCCTGACTGTCGTCTTGAATTGAATTATCAAATTTAATTACGAGTTCAGGAACGAGCGTTTTGTCGTATGCTGACCTTGCGGCAAAACGCTTCACAAAATAAGTGTGATAATCATTTTCTAACGTTGAGCTAAAGGCTATTCGAAATCCCTCATCGGGTATCAATCCGGATAGCGTTGCAGACACCATTTGTGTCACGTCAATCGATAAATCTTCTTCGCCTTTGAATGTCTGTGAAGATTTATAATTGCTAAAATAGTCTCCTACTGCAGGGGGAATTGATGCTAATGCACACCCGGGTGCGTGCCAAAGAATTGACGACGTAGAACCAAATGATGAAGTGAGCCAATTACATGCATCGATGTCTGAATATTGAATGATGTCACGTCCTGCTCCCTCATCAAAAGAAGCAGACAGCGGAAACACGTCGATTGTAAAATTTGAAGGTGTCGGTTGTCCACCATAAACATCGTGAAGTATCATTTTTGCATTAAACGATGCATTCGATATATCAAGCTTATTTTCATTTATTAATTCACGTAAAGGATTTAAATCAAAGTGTATTAATAGTCGAGATAATTCTACGTTTGGAACCGACTCAGAAGACGAAAATCCATACAATTTGTACAAATCACACGTTCCAGCACTACCCACGTTTGCGTTTAATGTATGAACGTTATTGATAATTCTATTAACAATATATGTATCTTTGTCACAAACGCAAGTTTTTATCATGGCATGCCTAATCTTTCAATAAGTATTGTCGGATTGGCATAAATTTCGATGTCAGTTACACGAACAAGTTTTAAATTGTTTTCGTTAAAATAACAATCTTGTTCACGATCAGTAAGATATTTTTTGTAAATTTGAACATCACGTGGAGTTTTATACTTAAGAATTTCTTCGATGGGTCGATTTAGTCCGTGCCAATAAACACCATCAAGTTGAACGTAAGTATTAATATTTTGAATATAAAAATCAATTGCCCAATTCTTCACAAGTTTTTGTCGAATAACGTTTTCAGTATTAAACAATTCTACAAGATGATTATAACATACGTCCTCTGCGCGTGATTTACGAAACGTTCCATTACGTTTCCTTGTTTCGTGTGCTTTATGAGCATTTTCAATCAAATTAATTTTATCTCTTATTGGACCGTGATTTAAAGCATTTTTAATGCCATACTTCACAAGCATTCGTTGTTCTAATCTGTCGCGTAAAATACTTGATTGTAATGGATGTGGTGCACCATATCTTATAGTAAAAGTTTTTTCTTTTTTTATTTTTACTTCTTCAATTTGTGATATAAAATCAACGCCATATTTTGTTTGTAAAGTTTGAGTAATTTTTTCCTTAACTACGGGCGATTGAAAAGAACATGTCACACCATAATGTTCAAAACACGTTTGTTCTTTTTTTTCTTTTAAAACACCACTTTTCTGTGATTGATTTGCACATTTTTTATCACAAAAAACATATTGTGCATTTCTATATTTGTATGGACGTATAAGTTCTTTATCACAAAAATCACATTTAAATATGCACCTACGTCCTTTAATTTTATGTCCATTTCGTTGAACTGTTACAACGTTTATGATTTCTATTAACATAGAATTAAATTTAATTTATCTATCAATAACTGATAAGCGATAAATCATGATGCCTTACCGATTATGTCGTAGTTGGGCTCCTGTAAAAAATAAATTCCCCCGCGCGGGGGCATTGCAAGGTCCATGAACGTGTTGTTTGCTATGTCATGTACAACGTTGCTGTATTGACGGTTGTTAACAATACCCGAAATGTTTTGAACCTGTAGATCAATTATTGATAAGACACCTGTCGTTGAAAATATTGTATTTCGAATGTTACTGATTTGCAATGGCTGATCAATGTTAACGTTTTTTATGTCAAACAACTTTATCAACTTTGTCAAAATATTTTGTAAGATGACGCTCTTGTTCAATGACGGGTCCGTCAGAATGTTGAAGTTGACAGTAAAATTAACTATTCTTGCGTCTAACACGTCAATTGCGTCTGCTATTTGACGATATGGGTTTAAATAACGAATAAGATTTTGTTTCAACGTGTCTGAAGACGTCGTCAATTTACCATCGATATCCCTTGAGATTATGTAAAGTTGCGTTGCAAGTGGGTTAATGGGATTTGACTTTGCTTGTGCACGAAATACTCTGCCAAAATTTGAAGGCAACGTGTAAATTCTCGCCAACAAATCTTCTCGAGACACAATTCTTTCTTGAGAATTTTTTACTTGTGGTGCAAGAGTTGATAAGTCTGTAGGCGTGGGCGCATCATCTCCACCTTTTGCGGGAATGTCGTTTGTGATTTCAATGCTATTTTTCACGCTTGATGCGATCGTTGCTGACGGGTTGTTTGGAAAAAATACGTTGATTGTGTTTATGTTCTTTACTGAATTCTTTTGAACATTGTGATTTAAACCACCGCCATATCTGTACGTTATAGACAACGTCGTGTTTATTGCAGCAACGCCCAATGTCTTCGTCTGTATCAACATCAATGGATCAACTGATATTCTTGAAAATGTTTTCGTGTAAGGAAACGCGATTGCAAAATCAGATGGATCTGGAATTACGTCGTCCTCAAGCGTGTCTGCGCTCCCACCACCCAACGTTAACATCGTTGAGCGTGTTGCTAAATCTACGTCCGCAGTGTATCGATAGGGCGCGGGCACAATTTTTATAACGTCTTTCACGATGTCGGCATCTACAGCGGTGTTTAGCACATTTCGATAAACGACGTCCTGTGTCAGGTGAGTTACTTGATAATACGTGTTACCGACACCATCAGTCACCGACAATATGTCTGTCACGTTTGGATTGCTGAGCGTAATTTTTTTGAAAGGTTGAAACGTTCCCAACGATATCGTTTCAGTCGTCGTGTTTCCACTTATACAAAGTCCAGCCAACGAAAATATGTACGTCAACGGTGTGCCATTTGTTGATTTTTGTCCAATCACAATCGTTGACTTGTACGTGCCATCAGAATACTTGCTGCTAAAATCTATGTCTTCCAAAAGAATGAATTGCACACCATTGTCGGCGGAAAATATTGAGTTTTGTTTTATTATCGGTAAAGCGTTTGCATTTGGTTGTTGAACGTTGTTTTGTAATATCACCGGTATTTGTACGTACACTGTCACCGGAACTATTGCAGGTGCTGCACCAGCGATCGGCACGCCGTCTGCTTTCAACGAACGTTCAATGTTAGTTAGTTCAACAGCAGTCGTAGAGTTTAGTTCACTAAATTGATGTGACAAGTAAAACGACATGTGGTCGCCGACAGCGGCCGCAAAGTCAAGAAATAACCCACCCAGTGACGCTTCACTAAAGTCACTGATGCGATCAGGATAAAATTGACGAGCATAGTCAAGCAACATTGCTCGAAAGCTGTTAAAATCGCCGGCTAAAAATTGTCTAACGCGTACTGATTTTAGATCATCCTGATTGACGGCCATTTCACAATATAAATATGATGTCGTGTCACAATGCGTACAATCGAACCTTTAAACTTTTCTTTTGAACGTTTAAAGACGGCACGTCATATGTGATAGTGATGTCTTTGATTGCAAGATTTTTGTTTCCCGTGTTTACTGTCACAACGCTAAAATCGTCAAGTTCAATGTATGGCATCCACTTGCTGACAGCGGCTGAAATTCGTTGTATCGCCTGAGTTCCAAAGTCTTGGTCAGACGCGAGCTCAGATAACAGCGGGCGTAAGTTTGCACCAAAATCGTATAGTTCAAGACGCTCGCCCCAATTCGTCAGGAGCAAATTTTTCAAGTTATCGTTGACTTGGTCTGCAAGCGAATAACTCATCACGAACAACCCGTCAGTCGTCGACAACTTCAACGGTGTCAAAATTCCAACAGGCGTGGGTGTAGCTTTCGTTGCATTTGTTTGTGCATCAATTTGAGTTACACCAACAGACTTGAAAGAAAATGTTGCCACGTGAATAAGTAATTTCCAGCATTTAAATCACTCAACGAGCGAAAACTCGTTGAAGTCAGTTTAAATTTCTTCTTCTTCGTTTTCAGGTTTATTCATTTCACGTTCAATGTCAACTTTAATTCCTGCTTTTTCACACAATTGCGCTGCTTCATCCAATTTAGTGCTAAGCATCGTCCAC